TCGTCAGGTGCTTGGCGTCGTGGTCGTAGTCGACCAGCGTCCCGTCCGGGTACTTGCGCCGGTCCAGGCTGGGACTACTGGATGGCGCCGGGTGGTCGGTGGAGTAGATGAACGCGATCGCGATGCCGTTGTTCAGGTCGCCGCCGGGCGATACCACGACAACCTGCTCGCCGACCGTGGGCGGATCCCACTCGAGGGCGTCGCCGGCACGCTGTGCCTGCCACAGCAGCCAGCCGGTGAGGAGTTCGCCGGACTCCACGCGAACGCGCGCGGCGTCGTGATCCACCTCGGCGACGGTGCCGACGCGGACGAGATTCTCGATCAGGCGATGGAGTTCGGCGGAACGCATACAGGCATGGTCGCCTGCCGAGACGCGCTGCCGAACGATAACGGAGGGTAAGACGCTGCCCTTACCGTCCGAGATAGTCGATCAGCAGGTCGCGGATCAGTGTGCGATCGCGATCGCTGAACCCGAGCAGCTTCCGTTGCGGGTAGTGGTAGACGGGGCCGTTGGGGTCGACCTTGTCGCGCTCGCCGTACTGGTGCACGGCTGCGATGCTGGCGACGCGGCCGAAGAATCCGGTGGTGGCGCTGTCCGTGGTGGCCTTCGCCTTCAGCCACCGGGCCTTGCTCAGCTCGTGGAACATGGCGCGGCGACGGATGCTGCCGGACTTGCCTCGCAGGCGCTTGCGCGGCTCGTAGGCGCTGCCGTCCGGGTTCTTCTGGTCACGGATGCGCTCGCGCTGGCTGCGGCGCAGCTCCGTGGCCATCTTGCGCATCAGCCCGCGCCGCTCGCTGGCATTGAGGCGCTCGAGCAGCGGGGTCGCCCAATCCTCGAGGGATTGCAGGTCGTCGTCCATGGCGCGGCCTTAGCCGTCCCCGCCCTGGTAGACGTCGGTCTCGTCCGCGGTCTCGTCGGTGGCGTGCAGATCCCAGGGCGTCGGGCCGTACTCGTAAATCTCGCGCGGATCCTCATGGTGGGTCGCCACGTAGTGTCCGTCTTCGTTCTGCGCGACGGTCACGCGTTCGGTGAGCTGCACGGTGATCAGGAGGTCGATCTTGTCGTTCTTGAGGATCTCGCTCTCGAACGTGATGGCCTCCTCCGGCTGGAGGTCGGGCTGGTAGATCGACAGCCAGTGCAGCAGCGGCAGGGTGACGGTGTCCACGTCCGCGCCGAACTCGGTCAGGATGACGCTGGCGCGGAAGTCGTAGAGGTGCGACAGGCTCTCGCCGACGTGGAACCGGACGCTGCCGGAATCGATCAGGGTGATCAGCTGGTCCGGATCCCGCTGCAGAGCCGGGCAGGCGTCGATCAGGTACTGGCGCAGGCTGGTGAGCTTCTTCATTCGCCGCTTCCCTCCATCGCCTTTTCGCGCTGGCGGCGCATGCGTTCCCGCTCGTGGTCGACGAGGCCCTCGAACGCGGCGCGGCATCGGACGTACATCTCGCCGTTGCGGCCGCGCGCGTCGAGCACCGCGCCGGCGGTGCCGTCAGCCGGATCGTGCAGCACACCTTCGCCGTCTGGATCTGCGTCCGGGCAGTTGGCCGGGTCGAGCAATCGTTCCGGCGCGGCCGGGTAGGTGTCGGGCGACGGCGGCAGCACCGTCGGATTCGGGGCGCATGCCGTGACGGCGAGCCCAAGCAGCGCGCAGAGAATCGCTCGCATCAGTAGCTCCGGAAGATCTTCAGCGCATCCGGCGGGAAGCACTCGCGCTGGGCGGCCTGGCTCGATTGCCACTCGCGCGCACGTCGGTTCTTTGCCTGCAGGTCCGCCACGCGCGATCGCAGTTCCTGCAGCCGCTTGCGCTCGCGCTCCTGCGCATTGAAGTCGGCGCGGGCGCGTTCCCGGCGGTCCTGGGCGACGGCATCCCGGATCGCTTCCTCGCGCGCTTCGGCCATTTCGGCCTCGGCGGCGCTCCAACCCCAGAGCTTGCCGCCCCAGAACGCGGCGCCGACGGTCAGGAAGAAGGCCACGAGGATGAGGATTTTGCGCTGCATCTACGGTGCCTTCTTCTTCGCGATGCGCTCGAAGAAGCCGGTACCAGCAAGGCCCGCGGCGAGGCCCCATTTTGCCGCCTCCACGTCGGCGGCCATCCAGAAACCGGCGCCGATCCCGCCCAGCAGACCCAGAATCACGGCGTAAGGCTGCCCTCGGATGTAGGCGAGTGGGCCCACGAACACGCCGGCGGCTTCCTTGGCCTCTTTGAGTGCGAGCACGAAGTTGGCGGCGATGCCCAGCGCCACCAGGACCCACCAGATCGGATCGGTCAGCATCACGGTCTCCACAGTCCGGCGATCGACGACTCGTACCGGTCCCAGTCGAATGACGGGCCGGGGTCTTTCTTGCGGTCGGGTGCGACGTCCTCGTGCCCTGCCACGTTCTCGCGCCGGATCGGGAACCGTGCTACGTGGCGGGCGGTGCGTTGCGCGAGGTCGTCGTACTGGCGATCGGTGAACGGCTCGCCGTGCATTCCGATCAGCGCTACACCCAGCATCCAGGAATTGCAGTCGGTGCGGCCCTTCCACACGGACTCGCCGGCGTGCCAGGCGCGCAGCGGTGCCGGCACCAGCTCGATCACGCCGCCTTCGCGTGGGAGCAGGTCGTGATAGCCGAGCCCGTACTCGGCGAGGATCCGGATGATCTCGTCGACGTTGTACGGGTCGTCGGGCATCGTGTAGCGGGCCGAGACGTAGTGGACCAGCAGGCCCTCCGGCTTGATCTCGTAGTCGTTGAATCCATCCGACAGGTGGCGTTGGATCACTTCCATCACAGGATCGCGCCGAGGTAGTAGGCAGTGGTCGTAATGGCCGCGATCGCGGGGATACCGAGCCCGAGGAGCCATCGCGCCAGACGGCGGCTGCCCTCTCGCGTGAGCAGCGCCTCATCGACTTGGCGCCGCCAGTTGTCCGTGTCTACGTCCGCCTTATTCGACAGGCTCTGCCCGAGGTTGCCGATCGCTTCGGTGACCTGTCTCGCGTCTTCGCGCGACTCGGTCCGGAACGCATGCAGCTCGCCCCAGAGCCGTTCCATTCCGGCTTCGGCCGCCGCCACGCGATCGCGGGTCGCGTGGATCTGCTGCCACTGGTCCCGCTGCTCGCGCTCCATTCGTTCCTGTCGATGGGCAATTTCGGCAACGGTAGGTTCACGCACCGTCACGCTGTCCTCTTCGCTCATCCGTTACTCCCAGAGCTGCACGCTGGCGCGCTGCGGTTGCGGCTCGACATCGGGCAGCCGGACGGCGGTGCCGATCGGCAGGATCGGCCCCAGCTCGCACAGCCCCGGGTTGGCGCGGTAGACGCGCTCGGTGATCTCGGCCGTCTGGCCGTAGTGCCGGCTGCAGATCAGGTCGACCGTGTCGCCCTGCTGCGCGTGCACGACCCGCTCGGGCATCAGATCAGTTCGACCGTCGAGCGATTGCGCCCGATCAGGTCGGAGATAGCCCAGGCGGCGTCGCGGCGGTAGTCGTCGATCGTCGGGGTCAGGTCCTCGACGCGTTCGCTCTCACTGCCGGCGCTGTCGTAGTCGCGGTACCGCTCGACCAGGTTCGCCTTCGCCAGCGCGTAGACGGCGCGGAGATACAGGGCGGTGATCGATCCGGCGGGCCGGTGGCTCGGCTCGGGCACATCGCCCGCTGAGGCGTGCCCGGCGGCGACCTGGTCGGCCTGCCAGTCGCGCAGGCGATCGTTGGTGTCGATCATCGCGGCGCGCAGGGCGCCGGCGACGCGCTCTTCGGTGATGGTGGTGTCCACGCGCGTGGTGGCGCGGAAATCGGCGGGGTCGACGCCCGGCCAGAAGCCGTTGTTCTCGATGGCCTCCCCCGCCTCGGCGTTGCTATTTCCGGCGACGACGAAGCTCATCCTTCCCCCAAAGCCTCCCGTAAGAGGGCGGTGGGCGGCGCATCACACGGGGAGAGAGCGAAAACGTGTGGTGCGCCGCGCCGCCCGACGTCGGGGTGGCCGACTCGGTGTGGCGGGTCAGCCCTCGGACTGACCGCCCGCGTTCTTGAGGTCTCGCGTGAGCTTCTCGATGTCCTTCTTCACGCCGACCTTCTCGTCCAGTGCGAGCGCCCGCTGCAGGTGCTCGAGCGCATCCTCGCCGCGGCCGGCGCCCCAGAGGGCGTAGCCGGAGGCCTTGTGCAGCTTGGCGCGGATCTGGTCGTGCATGTCCGCGCCTTCGGTCAGGTCACGCGCCCGCTCGAGCAGCGGGACCAGCGATTCGGCGTCGGCGTCCTCGCCGCCGAGCTGGCGCAGCGCCTCCGTGGCGACTTCCTCCGCAACGATGGCGGCCGTGCCGCGCTCGTAGTGGTCAGGGGGCGTCAGGTCGTGCGCGAGCGCGTACTCGGCGACGTCGAGACCCGCGGGCAGGGCGCCGACGTCGAACGCCCAGACCATGCAGGTCATCAGGACATCGTCCTGCGCGCCCTGGCCGGACTCGAGCACGCCGGCGACGTAGTCGTCGTACTTCGGCAACAGCTCGCGCTTGACCTCGATCTTGCGCTCGATGCTCTGGATGTCCTTGAGCCGCCGCCGGTCTTCCATCAGCGATGCCTGCATCAGCTGGTAGGTATCGCCGGTCATGGGCTCGGAACCGGCCCCGGCCGCCTCGCGGGCGGCCGTGACACGCTGAAAGTGGCGGCGGGCTGGACTCGTCATCGATCGCTGCTCCGGCTATACGCTGAAGTCGCCGATCGAGATGTTCTCGACCAGGCAACCGGCGCCGTAATCCTCGACCACGTACGCGTCGTTCGAGGACTCGTAGTTCTCGATCCGGTTGCGCTTCGGGCTCTCCTCGACGTGCCGGCGGCGCCCCTCGCGCTGAAAGTAGAGGGAGAGGTTGTCGAGCGTGGTAACCAGGATCGCGCCATCGGGCACGAAGGGCACCTGGACCGCCTGCTGGCCGCATGCGCTTCTGGCTGATGATCATGTCCAGCGCGCGGTGCTCGGTCGGCTTGTGGTCCTGGTCGACCAGCGGGAAGTACTTGTCGGCGAGCAGCTTCCGGCCGCAGATGGCGACCAGGTCGGTCGACTCGCGGTGCCAAGGCTCAATCAGCTCGTTGACGGCGTCGTAGACCAGGGCGTCGAGGTTGGCGTAGTCGCCGCTGGGGCCGACCTGGATCACGCCGGTGTTCGCACCCTCGGTCATCACCCGGGCGGGGGCGTTGTTCCGGTAGGCCTGCAGCCAGCCGATGTTGACGTCCTCGAGCAGCGGGTTGGCGACGCGGTCAG